TGATCTGAAAAAGACAGATAATGCAGAAGCACAGAGGGAAAAAGAAAAAGTTACACTACATGTGCGAAATAAGATCGTCGATGCCCTGAATGATGGGCTTCCGGAGCTGTTCAAACGGATTTTGCAGTGCTGTGATCTCATGCAGGGGAAAGAGCCGGGAAAATACGAGGTAGCGGTAAAGTTTGGAGAATATGCATCCCCAGACTTCGATACCACGGTGGATACGGTCGGTAAGGCCAAACAGTACGGAATCATGAGTCTGGAAACATCAGTGGATCAGCTGTATGGAGATACCTGGACTGATGCTCAGAAACAGGAAGAGGTGCAGCGCCTGAAAGAAGAGCAGGGCATAGCAGCAGTAGATGTGCCGGATATCCGTCTGGATGCCGACGATTTTCACGTAAATGAAGGAGATGCAGATGAAAGTAAGGGTAAACAACCGAATGTATCGGATGAATCGAAAGGAGTATCAGGGTCTTCTTAAAGTTGCCGCGGAGCAGGTTCCTTTTGGCGTGTATGCGGTAGAAAAAAATGATTATGCGGAACTCAGATGTGATCGGTGTGAAAGCATGACAAAACTGAAAGAGATGATCCGTGCTTATAAACAGCAGGGATATCGGGTACATGCGAATGGCAAAGAAAAATCTTGACTATGATATCGGAGCTGCCTTCGAGGCAGTAGAAAATGAATTAATGGCCTCCATGATTCGGAATATGCAGCGTCATAAGGTCGAAGAGGTTGATGAAGATAAGCAGTGGACCATGTGGCAGACAGAGATGCTGAAATCCCTGGAGCAGTACAAGAAAAAGAATCATGCAAAGTACAGTCAGAAATTCAAGGATATCAACGCTCAGATTGAAGCGCTGATCCGTGCGGCCCATGATGAGGGAGAAATGGATCAGGAGATCCAGATCCTGAAAGCAATTCAGAAAGGTTTTCCGGCTAAGAAGATGAAGGCGGGTGCCACGGCCGAATTCTTCCGTGTCAATGATCGTAAGCTGGAAGCACTGATCGAGGCGACGATGCAGGACATGCAGAAGGCAGAGACGGCTATTCTGAGAATGACCAACGATCAGTACCGAAAAATCATCTACAACGCACAGGTGTATGCCAATACGGGAGCAGGAACCTATGAGAAGGCCGTAGACATGGCTACCAGGGATTTTCTCTCGGCAGGCATTAATTGTATCGAATACAGCAACGGAGCGCGTCACACGCTGGCAGATTACGCAGATATGGCGATCCGGACGGCAAGCAAGCGGGCGTACTTGCAGGGAGAGGGACAGAAGCGGCAGGAATGGGGCGTTGATACCGTCATCATGAATAAACGTGGAAATCCGTGCCCGCTGTGCCTGCCGTGGGTTGGCAAGGTTCTGATCGATGATGTGTGGAGCGGCGGCTCCAAAACAGGAAAATCCGCAACCACCGGTGTCAAATATCCTCTGATGAGCACTGCGATCGCCGCGGGCCTATATCATCCGCGGTGCCGGGACAGCCATACGACATACTTCGAGGGCGTCAGCACCCCGCCTGATGGAAAATACACCAAGGAAGAGCTGAATGAACTGGCAGAAAAGAACCAGCAGGCAGCCAGACAACAGTACGCGGAGCGGCAGGAAAAGCGCTTCGGCCGTCTGGCAGACTTTTCGTTGGATCCGGAAAACCAAAAGAAGTATGAAGCAAAGCGGGAAGCGTGGCATGATACTGTAGAATATATGTCCAATAGCTTCCGGCCACACTACGGGGATAAACAGACTCTTAGGGTTGAAAGTATTGCCATGGATGTCAGAGAAGTGCGAAATAGCAGCTTCGATATGGTAACAGATACTGAAAATCAAAGAAATAAGGCAGTAAGACTGGCGGAGAAAACTTTTGAAAAGATCCAAAAAGACTTGCCGGAAACATTTAGGCTGCCTAAAATTGCAGTTGTTGATTTCGAAAAGCAGGGTCTGAATGCAAATGCAATCGGAGGATATCATGAAAAAACAGAAACTTTATACATAAATAGCAGATATAATACGAAAGAAAAGATTTTACAGTTTGTGAACCGCGTTCCGGGGCAGTTTGCAAATAATACGGAATATGCTCCATATTTGCATGAACTTGGACATAAGTTTTATTATGACTCCATTAAAAGACTTGCCAATGCTCAAAATATAAGCTATAGTGAAGCTAAGAAAAAAATTGATTACAAGGTCTATCATTACATTGATTCACAATATGATAGCGAATATTTCTTAATGAATAACATTAGCGGATATGCCGATACACAAGAAGTGACAGAGATTTGTGCGGAATGTTTTTCCGTGCGAAAAGAAAATTCGGTTGCATTGCAAATTCTCAAGTTAATAGGAGCGAATTAATATGATGCTGCAAATGAGCGAAAAAGAAATCAGACTTTTTCAAGAATTTAAAATGGAAAAGGATGAAGAAAAAAGAAGTAAAATTCATGCAGAACTTCAAAAAATGAGAAAAGAACGAGAAAAACAGGAGTTAAAGGATTGCCCATTTGCGCATTGAGCTTTGTAAAGGTGATACCATGACAGCCAAGGAATATGAAAAAGTGTTGAAAGATCGAGAAAAAGCATGGACAAACGAAGAATTCAAACCTCATAAATTGACGGAAGAGGAAATTGAAAAAAGAGGGACGCATCTAAAAATGGATGATTTTCGAATAATCTATAAAATTCTTCGAATCTTGCAGAATTCGATGGATCTCGAAGAATTTGACCGGAATAGCATTTCCGCGGAGGCATTAGGGCTTTCTACACCGAAGTGGAGCAGGATCATGATAATGTTACTGGACGCAGGATACATAACTGGTGCAGAAACTTGGTATGATATGAGATGCGGATGTAAGAGCGTGATGCTGAGCGGAACGGAATTGACATTAAAAGGATTGGAATATCTGGAAGAAAACAGCCTGATGAAAAAGGCAGCAAATATGATTTAATACCACCAGTCGATCGGCCGGTGGTATTTTTGTACTCATTTTTAAGAAAGAGAGGGTAAGAAAAATGAAAAGATACATCGGAACAAAAATTATAGAAGCAGAGCCTTTAACCCTGGGCGATTATAACCTGTATAGAGGCTGGCAGATTCCAGCAGATGAAGATCCGACAGAAAAAGGATACTTGGTTAAATATTCAGATGGATATGAGAGCTGGTCACCTCTAAAACAGTTTGAGGAAGCATACAGAAGATGTGATAATATGCCATTCGGACTTGCTATAGAAGCAATGAAGAAAGGAAAGAAGGTTGCAAGAATAGGATGGAATGGAAAAAATCAGTACATTCAGCTCGCTACTGGTATTTCATATAAGACAGCAGCTGGTAAGATTATAAACTGCGAGCATGAAGCTATTGGGAATAAAGCGATTGCATTTGTTGGAACATCGGGTGTTCAGATGGGATGGCTTGCATCACAAGCGGATATGCTGGCTGATGACTGGGTAATTGTAGAATAAATTTGCGCCGGCGCAACGAAGGGAGGTGAGAGGGGTGCGAGTAACGGTAACACGAGAATTTAAGGACATTGAAAATGACCTGGCGCTTCGGACGGTTGGCGAGAAGCTGAACCTTCCGCTGGACAGAGCACAGTATCTGGCCGCTGTAGGAGTTGTAAAAATTACAGAACAGGAGAAAGGCGGTGATCCAAAATCTCCCGATGAGACGCAGGGTTAGGCGTCTTATTTTTATGCCCGGAATGGCAGAAAACTACCGGAAAGGAGAACAAAATGACACAGGAACAGTTTGAGGCACTTGGTATTGAAAAGAGCCTTGCGAAAAAAGCCGCGGATGAGTCGAAAAAGGAGCTTGAGGGTTATGTGCCGAAAGCAGACTATGACACGATGGAGCAGCAGAAGAAACAGCTGGAAACCACGGTGGGAGACTATAAAACGCAGATGGAGTCCTTAAAGACAGCCGCTGGCGATAATGCTGATCTGAAACAGCAGATAGCGGATCTTCAGGAGCAGAACGCCAACAAGGACAAGGAGCATAAAAAAGAACTGGATGATCTGAAAGTGACCAATGCGATCAAAATGGCGATTTCCGCGTCTGCACAGGACAGTGATCTGGTTGCAGGACTTATGGACCGTTCGAAACTGATCCTCGGTGAGGATGGAAAAGTAACCGGTCTGGATGAGCAGATCAAATCCCTGAAAGAATCCAAGCCATTTCTGTTTAAGCAGGAATCAAAACCGGTGCAGAAAAAGGGATTCTTTCCTATCGGACCCAAAGAGCAGAGCGGCCAGTCGAAAGAAGACGGTCATGTGTCCATGAAAGATGCCATCGCGGCAAGATTAAATCTGAACGAAGGAAAGGGTGAATAAGTATGGCAATTACACTGGAAGAAGCAAAGAAAAACGTGCAGGATGATCTGCAGATGGGCGTCATCGACGAGTTCCAGAAATCGAACTGGATTCTGGAGCATATCCCATTTGATGATGCAGTATCTCCGACCGGAGGCGGCGCAACACCGACTTACAGCTACACACGACTGAAAACACAGCCGACAGCAGAGTTCCGTGAGATCAACAAAGAGTACACCCCGTCGGAGGTTACAAAAGAGAGACATACCGTAGATATCAAAGTATTCGGTGGTTCCTACGAGATCGACCGTGTGATCGCCAATATGGGCGGTATTGTGAGTGAGGTAGAGCTGCAGCAGGCGCAGAAAATCAAAGCGGCGCAGGCTCTGTTCAACGATACTTTCATCAACGGCGATACAGGAGTCAATACGAAATGCTTTGACGGTCTTGATAAGGCACTGACAGGAAGCTCTACGGAATATAACACCACAACAGCGATCGACCTTTCGACAGCCGATATGGTTACGAAAAATTATCAGTATTTCCTTGATATGCTGGATGAGTTTCTGGGCGGCCTGGATGGCACACCATCGTTCATCGCCGGTAACAACAAGCTGATTTCGAAGATCCGTGCCTGCGCAAGACGTGCCAGCATGTACCAGATCACGAAGGACAACTGGGGAAATCAGGTGGAAAGCTATGCCGGAATCCCGTTTGTAGACCTCAAAACCAAACCGGGAACGAACGATGAAGTTGTTGAGATCGACGGAACCGAGGGAACCACATCTCTGTATGTTGCGCGCCTTGGAATAGATGGTCTGCATGCGGTTTCCTTTGCCGGTGTTGCACCGGTGCAGGTATGGGTTCCGGATTTCTCGACCGCCGGAGCAGTTAAAAAAGGCGAGGTCGAGATGAATGCAGCGATCGCACTGAAAGCATCCAAAGCGGCCGGCGTATTCCGGAAAATCAAAGTAAAATGATGGAGGTAAAAAGAGAATGAAAGTATACAGCCCGAACAAATCCTATACCGGCGTAACGGCGTCTGTTCCTTTCTGCAACGGGCAGGGGGAAACTGATGATCCGTATCTGCTGAAATGGTTTGAAAAACACGGATATGAGGTAGAAAAACCGGCTGCACCAGAACCAAAGGAGCTGCTGGAACCAGAACAGCCGGTGGCAGAAACAATGGAAGAGCCTGTTCCGGAGCCGGTGAAACCTGCGAAAGGGTGATACCATGGGCTATGAACCATACGTAAGCCCGGAATATTACCGGGATACTTATCAGGACGGCGCTTTCGAGGATGATGCAGAGCTTGCCCGGTATCTCCGTCAGGCATCCCGCCATATTGATTCCCTGACCTACAATCGGATTGTAGGCCGGGGATTTTCTAATCTTACGGCGTATCAGCAGGATCTGATCCGGGAAGTGATCTGCCAGCAGGCGGAATTTGAGTATGAGTACCGCGACGAAATCAATTCGGTACTTTCCAGTTACAGTATTAACGGTGTATCCGTGCAGTTTGCGGAGAATACGTGGAATGTATTTTCCACAAAGGGCGTGGCCATGCACCGGGATGTGTACGCAATGCTGTGCCAGACGGGATTGTGCTGCCAGGTACTGAGGTAGGTGATGTGAAATGAAATATCCATGTCTTGTGCCGAAATCGCTCTGCAAGACAGAGATCCATCTGAGCATGGACAGAGAGGGGACAACAAAATATGGAGATCCGCTGCCGGCGGTGGAGTACAATGGCAAGTGCAATTATCAGGACAGCGCCAAAAGCGTCATGACATTCGAGAAAAAGCTGGTGCAGATCTCCGGCACCGCTCTCTTCCCGGGGGACATCTGCCCGGAGCTGCCGGCGGTTTACGGCGGATCAGCGGAGATATTCGGTATGAAAAGAAGGATCCTGCAGGGGCGGAAAGCCAGAAATCCGGATGGAACAGTTAATTACACGGAGGTGCTGCTGGTATGATCAAAGTCAATTCAAATGTAAAGCTGGATTTTGGAAAAATTCAGATGCTGACGGATGCACAGATCAAAGCAATGGAAATGACTGCGGAGGCGCTCCATACAGAAGTGGTGCAGGCACAGGTAATTCCGAGGGATACAGGAAATCTGCAGAATGAAAGCATGTTTTTGGATTGTACGCAAAGCCATCAGGGAGTTGTAACGCTTGCATCTACAGCACCATATGCCAGACGTTTGTATTTCCATCCGGAATACCATTTCAAGAAAGACGAAAATCCGAATGCCCGCGGTAAATGGTATGAAGATTGGCTTCCGGGCGGAAAGAACGCTGATTTTTGCGCAGAAGCGTTTAAAAGGCTATACAGGAGGTGTGCGCGATTATGACATTAGCGGATGTATGTGATTTTACGGAATCTCTTGCGATTGCAGACCACGTTTACATGGGAGATCTGCCGGATAAGGAAGAAAAATCAATCGGGGTGTATAACAGCAAGCACCAGCAGGCGTATCACACTGCGTTGGGCGGTGTTTCCGGATACGGGCAGAAATATGTTACTTTCCTCGTTCACTGGAACAAATCCCTGCGGGAGACAGAAAAGGCAGCCACAACCTTATTTGACAGGCTCTGTGAAGTGAGGAGCAGTCAAATCAATCAGGAAACCATACAATTTATTCAGCCGCTGTATGATCTGCAGGACATCGGAAAAGACGATAACGGTATCTGCGAAATGGTCATCGAAGCGGCTGTGATTTTTAAGAAAGGGTAAAAAGCGATGGCAAAAGCGACAAATGTATATCCGGTTCTGGATAATAAATTTAAAGCAGGAGCAGCAAAAGAAAGCGCGACAGTGATCGCGGACATGGAACAGTTTTCCTTGTCTATTTCCAATGGTGTGGAGACTTGGACACCGATGGACACGGAAGGATGGCAGCGGGCTTTGATGACGGCAAAGGCAATCACAATTTCTATGAGTGGAAAGAGAAACATTGGAGATGCCGGAAACGATTTTGTGGCCGGGAAGGTGTTCAAAAATGGGCATGATGCAGAAGGCTATTTTGAATGGGAACTTCCGGATGGAACCACAATTGCCTGGACGAATGCCGTGTTTGATGTAAAGAACATGGGCGGTGGCGATTCGACAAATGTAGCACCGCTGGAATTTGATGTCATCAGCAACGGAAAACCAACCGTAACACCGGCATTATAAGGAGGAAAACGATGAGTAAAGTTGTAAATATCACCGATAAATTAAATTTTGAGGAAAATCCGGCTCTGCAGATCGGAGATATGACTGTTGAGGTGCATGCGGACGCAGAAACAGTTCTCCGACTGATGGGAACCTTTAAAGACAAGGATGAGGCTGATATCAATACTGTGACAGAAATGATGGGTCTTCTTTTTGATCCGGAAGCAGTAGAGCAGCTGTGTGCGATGAAAAAAGATGGAAAAAAACTTTCTGCGAAATCTTTGATGATTATCGTACAGGAAGCAATGAATCTGGTTATGGGAGAAGATTCACCGGGAGAGCAGTGACCCGTACTATGACCTGATCGATGATTTTGATTTGATTGTGTCATCCTTTCAGTCACAGTACGGGATTCGATTATCCAGGGAACTGCCACAGGGAATGAAGTGGGATGAGTTCCGGGATCTTCTGATCGGTATCGGACCAGATACAGCACTTGGCCGTGTGGTAGAGATCCGGGCGGAAGATCAGAAGGAAATTCTGGAAAATTTTACTCCAGAACAGCACAGAATCCGGAATGCATGGAGAAGAAAGCATGCCAGAGACCTTGCAAAAACCGTGTCGAAAGAAGAAATGGACATGGCGATGGATGGAATCAAGAATATGTTTCTTAGTATGGCAGGCTTGAAAACTGTTTGATAGAAAATCGTAGGAGGAAAAAACTATTGAGAAAAAGAAAATAAAGTGTCCTTATTGTGGACATGAGCAGAAAGTGCAGTATGTTCCAGATGCAAGATGCCAGGGGGTGTTTTTGAAATGCCAGGCGCGTCATTGCAAAAAAGAATTTGAAATAAAAATCAACCAGGACAAGTAGTGCCACTGTGCCGATGTCCTCGAAAAGAGGAAGGTGGTATAAGTGGCAACTACAATTGGCGAGATCGGTCTGGATCTTGTCGTAAATCATAATCAGTTTAAGAGCCAGATGGCCGGGATCAACGGACTGGCGAAAAAAGCCGGGGCGACTCTTGCAGCCGCTTTCGGCGTAAAAAAATTAATTGATTTTTCCAAGTCCTGTATTGAGCTGGGTTCCAACTTGGCTGAGGTGCAGAACGTGGTTGATGTTACCTTCCCGTCTATGGCGGAGCAGGTAGATAAATTCGCAAAATCGGCTGCCGGAAGCTTTGGTCTGTCAGAGACAATGGCCAAGAAGTACACGGGTACTTTCGGGGCGATGGCAAAAGCATTTGGCTTTTCCGAGAAGCAGGCGCTGGATATGGGTGCTACACTGACCGGTCTGGCCGGAGATGTGGCATCTTTTTATAATCTCAGCCAGGACGAAGCCTACACAAAGATTAAGTCAGTCTTTACAGGCGAAACAGAGTCCTTAAAAGATCTTGGTGTTGTCATGACCCAGACAGCGCTGGATTCTTATGCGTTGGCCAATGGGTTCGGCAAAACGACAGATCAGATGTCGGAAGCCGAAAAGGTGGCGTTGAGGTATTCCTTTGTTCAGAAACAGCTTTCTGCAGCAACCGGGGATTTCTCACGGACATCCCAGTCCTGGGCGAACCAGGTTCGAATCCTGTCCCTGCAGTTCCAGTCCTTAAAAGCAAGTATTGGTCAGGGACTGATCAATATTTTTCTGCCGGTCCTGCGTATGATCAATACGCTGATCGGTCGGCTGGTTACGCTGGCGGATGCTTTCAAGAGTTTCACGGAGCTGATTACCGGAAATAAGTCATCAGGGCAGTCAGGTGTCGGAGCAGTTGGGGCGGATGCTGCCAGTGCGGCCGCCGGTCTGACGGATGCTTCGAGCGCTGCGGATCAGCTCGCAGACAGTACTTCTGGCGTGGGAGATGCAGCGAAACAAGCGGCCAAAGATATGAAATCCCTGATGGGATTCGACAAGATCAATAAGGTCAGCAAAGACAGCAGCACTTCTGATTCTCAGAATTCTTCCGTTCCGAACAATGTTGCCGGCAGTATTGATTTTGGTTCGCTTGCAAGCGGAGAGACCGTTATTGATGACGTAAACAAAAAGTTTACGGACATGTTTGGCAATATCACCAAACTGTCAGAACCTGCGCTGCGGTCGGTCAAGCGGCTTTGGAATGAGGGACTTGCAAGACTCGGAAACTTTTCCGGTCAGTCGTTGAAAGATTTTTATCAGCATTTTCTCGTTCCAGTTGGGAAATGGACACTGGGAACAGGAATCCCGCGTTTTATTGATGCCCTGAATGATGGGCTAATGAAAACCGATTTTCCCAAAATCAATGATGCGCTGAACGATCTTTGGGATGCGCTGGCTCCATTCGCAATCAACGTTGGAGAGGGGCTTCTGTGGTTCTGGGAGCAGGTCCTTGTACCACTGGGAACATGGACCGCGAATGAGATTGTTCCACGATTCCTGGAGACGCTGTCCCTTGCAATACAGCTTCTAAATGCTGTCCTGGTGGCGTTGCAGCCGTTGTTTGAGTGGTTTTGGGAACAGGTACTAAAACCCATAGCACAGTGGACGGGCGGTGCCTTTCTCGTGGTATGGGATGCAATTATTGCCGTCCTGAAGGTGTTTTCGGATTGGTGTGCAGAAAATCAGGATGTGCTGCAGGAGATGGCTTTTGCCATTGGACAATTGTTTTTATGCTGGAAATCAGCAAAATTGTTCATATCTGCAGTTGGATTAGCCAAAACAGCAATTGGAGCCTTGGTGTCTGTGTTAGGCGGACCGCTGACCGTTGCGATAGCTGCAGCAATTGCGATTGGTGTTCTGTTGTGGAAGAATTGGGACACAGTCAAGGAGAAATGCGGTCAGTTGCGTGATTGGGTTGTGCTGAAATTCAATTCCTTAAAAGATGGAGCATTAAATGCAATCACGAGCTTATGCGATGGCGCGCAGTACGGCTGGAACGTATTCAAAGACGGACTGAGTTGGTTGTGTCAGATTGCTTTCGGGAAAATTACAGATCTGAAGAACAATTTCCTCGATTTTGTTTCTTTCTTGAAGAACATTTTCGCTGGAAAATTTGCGGATGCGTTGAAGATTCCGGTAAACAATCTGATTGGTATGCTGAATCGCATGCTGACCGCGGTCGAAAAAACGGTGAATTTTGCATCCGATGTTCTGAACAAACTAAATGTCAAAATTCCGAGCTGGGTGCCGGGAGTTGGCGGCAAGAAGTTAGGCTTTCAGATTCCGACCGCATCCATCGCCAGAATCCCGTATCTTGCGGACGGAGGATACGTGGCACGAAACACGCCGCGTCTTGCCGTGATCGGAGATAACAAGCGTTATGGAGAGATTGTAGCACCGGAAGATAAGCTGCAGAAGATGGTGGATCTTGCGGTCAGCAAAGCCAGCGGTGGCAGTGTGACGAAAGCGGAGCTGGAAAGCATTGTGAATTCCGCCGTGCTTCGGATTGTCGCAGCACTGTCTGCACTTGGCTTCTCGATCGATGGCGAAACTCTTGCCAGAGCTCAGCAGAAGGTGCAACAGGAAATGGACCGGAGATACAACACGGTACAGATTAATTAGGAGGAGACACATGTTACTGAGGGCAGGAAAAACAAACCTTCCTGCCCCGACCTCGATGACAGTGAATGATGAAATCATCTGGTCTGAGGACACGGGGCGGACGCTGAACGGAACCATGGTAGGAGAAGCCATTGCTGAAAAGAAAACGATTGGTCTGAAATGGGAATGGCTGACAGAAGATGAGGTAAAATTGCTGAAAAACAGCCTGGTAATTGGTTTCTTTCCACTTACGTTCCACGATGCGGGAAAGGATCATACCTTGACAACGTACCGCGGTACACTGTCCAAGGAGCATGCAGGGGAGATCTCCGGTGTGTATTACTATAAAAGCGTCAGCGTTGATATTGTACAGAGGTAACTATGATCAAAACAAGTAAAGAATGCAGAAAAAAGTTGCAGAGTGAAAACCGATATCTGGAAGTAGCCGATAAAATCATATTGGCAGATGGGACGGAACTGCAGATTAATAATGGGAAGATATTGTCCTACAGCATCTCAGATGCAACATCTTCCACCAACAGTTTTGACATCGGTGCTGCCATTATCGGGAAATGGACGGCTACGCTGAATAATCAGGATGGTCAGTATGACAGCATGACTCTGGAAGGAGCATCAGTTGCTGCCATTGTATCGATTGATCTGGAAGAGGAGCCGGAACTGCTGCGGAAGGGCACGTATACGATATACAATGCAACACGCCAGGGAGCAGGCCTGCGCCTGGAAGCTTATGATAATATGGCCTGCTTTGATAAAAAGTATGACAGTATCCTTACCTATCCGGCGACAATCCGCCAGATTGTGCAGGATGCCTGCCGGAGCTGCGGCGTCATACTTGCATCCAAGAGATGGGATAACGATGACTATGTTGTAAACACACGGCCGGAAAGTGACGCGTTGACGTACCGCGATGTGATTTCCATGGCAGCGCAGATCTGCTGCAAATATGCACGGTGCAATGCAGACGGCGAGCTGGAATTGTCTTGGTATGGCGAAAATCTCGAAGAGCAGGTGCTTCTGGATGAGAATGATGAGCCGATTTTGATGGATGCCGATGATGAAATTTTTTTATGGGACACGGTATCCAGAGAAGAAATGCTGAACAGCACTATCGAGGACGATGTCTATTACTGCCATCAGATCCCGGAAAAATACAGCCTGACAGCCGGAGAACAGGATATTAAGATCACCGGCGCAGGTGTGTTGTATGATCAGACAACGTATCTGTGCGGAGATACGGACTACAGCCTTGTGATTGAGGATAATGACCTGATTCAGAGCGAGGAGCAGGCGAAAGAGGTTGCGGCTTATCTGTACAGCAAATTATATGATATGCAGTTTCGAACTATCTCTTCGAGCATTCCGAGCGATCCATCCATTGAAGCCGGAGATGCTGCCTGCGTGACAACCAGAAAAGGTGAAAAGTATTATACCTATGTTACGAATACCACCTTCGCGGTCGGTGCGGCGCAGAGTATTTCATGCGGGGCTGAGACGCCGGAAAAGAACCGGAGCGATCAGTTTTCGGCAGTGACCAAGGCGTATATCAAATCACAGAATTATACAGATCGGGAGATTTCGGATTATGACAAGATGGAAAAACAGCTCTGGAATCTGATGACAACGGCATTCGGTGCATATCAGACGGAGGAAGTGCAAGCAGACGGCAGTAAGATCTTCTATATGCACAACAAACCGAGGTTGGAAGAATCATCGACGATCTGGAAACGGACCATTGATGCAATCGCCGTTTCGACGGATGGTGGAAAAACCTGGAATGCTGGCGTGGACAAGAACGGAAACGCAGTGCTGAATATCCTTTCTGTGATCGGTCTTAATTTCGATTGGATCAAGGGCGGAACTGCCGTATTCGGTGGAAAAGATAACGGAAACGGCAGTGTAAAGGTTCTCGATCAGAGTGGAAACGTAATCTGCCAGATGGACAATAATGGAGCAGCGATCAACGGAAGAGTAACCAGCAAAAATGAAGTGGATGGATTTTCCGTGTCTCTGGAAAATGGAAAAATGGTTGTGACGGACAAGCAGGGAGCGCGGATCTGTGAAATCTACTTGATGCAAATGATCGAGAGCGATGGCAGCCATTGGGTTGCCACGATAAGTGGTAATGGACAGAAACAGGCGTACATCACACTGGATGGCAAGAATGGAGAAATCGCGGTCCAGACAGATAAGTTCCGCATGGGATCATCGGCAGGAGTGTCTGGGAAAGTCGTGTTCTCAAATGGAACGTTCTTGACGTTAAAAAACGGAATCGTAATCGGTGGAAATTCGCAGAACGGCAGTTTTTGACAGACAAAGGAGAAGATCATGGCAGTAATCAGCAGTAATGCATACCTTACGGTAGCGCAGATGACAGGCAATGCGCAGTACATACTTAATTATCTGATGGCGCGGGGCTGGACCAAAGAGGCCGTATGTGCGATGCTTGGAAATATGCAATCGGAGTCCACAATTAATCCGGGAATCTGGCAGGGCTTGGACAGCAGCCGTGTTGATCTTGGATACGGTCTTGTTCAATGGACGCCATCGACCAAATACACCAGCTGGGCAACCGGCAGGGGATATGCGATCGGGGACATCGACGGGCAGCTGGAGCGCATCATATATGAGAAAGAAAATAGCATCCAGTGGCAGCAGGTGACAACGACGATGACCTTCGCTCAGTTTTCAATTTCTACAGCATCGGTGGAAACTCTGGCCGAGTTGTTTGAGATGAATTATGAACAACATGCCGGCAGTGCACAGCCTGCACGGAAAACACAGGCAAGGTATTGGTACAACAATCTTTCCGGAAGTACGGATGACGGCTCGGCCGCAGTGATCGAGAAGGTTTGCAGCTGGGAAATAGCGATAGCCAATGACAATTCTCACGGTTATGATCAGGCATACAGAGAAGGACCGGATTACGACTGCAGTTCCTTCCAGTACCATGGCTGGAAGCAGGGTGGCATTGATATGATTTCAAGCCGCGGATATTCCGGCACGACAAGCACCATGCTGGCAGACTTCACGGCCAATGGATTTCACGATGTCATCGGATCTGTTGATGTAAGTACCGGAAATGGTTTGAAACGTGGGGACGTGCTGCTGCGTAGCGGTTATCACACGGCTCTGTACCTGGGGAACGGTCAGATTGTCCACGCATCGATCAATGAACACGGAGATGTGGTAGGCGGCACAACAGGCGATCAGACCGGAACGGAGATCTGTGTCCGGAGCTATTACAACTACAATCCGTCTTGGAATCATGTTCTACGCTATAAATCAGGAGGTTCAGGAGGCGGAGGAGTATCCACGGATTTGTATATCGTGGAATTTATACCAGAATAAGGAGGAGATTATGGGAAGACATACTTATGATCTTACGGAAACGGATACAGTTGATGACAGCGAGCTATTCCTGATTAATCCGCCGGATAAAGACGGAAAGAATAAAAAACTTACGTGGAAAACACTCAAGTCATTGATCGGCGGAATGATGGTAGATCTTTTTTATCCGATCGGAAGCCTCTACATCACTACGAATCCAGAAAATCCAAGCAAAACTTTCGGGAAGGGAACATGGGAGGCATATGCTGCCGGCCGTGTGCTTATTGGAGCAGATGCCGATGACAGTGATTTTTCAACGGCCGGAAAAACAGGAGGCGCAAAAATAATAAATATAAGACACCATCATACACAGACGGTTGGTGTTGATTCCAATAAAATGTACATGGACACGACAGGGCAGGACGTTGGAGATATGACGTCAGGAAAGAATGGTTCTGTTGTGTACACAAACAATGATCATGTTGAGTGGAATTTACCAACATCCAAGACGGGAGCAGCAAGATACAACTTTACATCGAACGAAGGCGGAGACAAAAATATTATGCCACCTTATATTGTCTGCTATATGTGGAAAAGGACTGCGTAGGGTAGGAAAGGAGTTCTATTATGAGGACATTAAAGTTTCGAGTGAAAGGGCAGAAGTTGGAGCAGGAAGGGGATTTTTCGGATATCATTCCAGGATCGAGCGAATATCTGCAGGCGGAATTCGAGTTCGATCAGGAATGGAGCGGGATGGCCAAAGTGGCAGAGTTCCGTCGGCTGAATCTTCCGGATGCAGCATGTTGGCCTGCCAAAATATCGAACAACAAGTGCATGGTGCCGGCAGAAGTGCTTTCCGGAAACAGATGGTATATCAATATAATCGGGCAGAGCAGAGAGGGCATCAGAATCCCTACAGGACGGGTGGAGGTGAGACAGGATGGCTAAAACAACAGACGAATTATTTGCAGAAGCAACAGAAGCGGACTATGAGACGATAGCGCCTATGGTACTGGCAGCTTCAGACACAGAAGAGGAATTTCAGTTCCGGATCGATGAGCATCTTCGAACAATTGCAATTCCGGAAAAAGGTGTTGTCGCCGGCGTCGAGGGAGATTTGAATGTCAATATTGCACGGTTCACGATGGTGCGGTACTACCATGGGCGGGATCTTTCAAAACTGTCTATTCGAATCAATTACAGAAATGCCAATGGACAGGTCAACTACTATACTGTCAGCGATGCTACAGTTTCCGGAGACAGCATTGTGTTTTCCTGGGAATATGCTGCAGATGTGACCCAGTACAAAGGAAATGTGCAGTTTGTTGTATATTTGTTCTCCGCCACAAATGCAACGCTGAAACAACGATTTTTTTCGACACTTGGCACGCTGGAAGTTCTCGAAGGGTTGGAGGTGGATTCTTCAATTCCGGCGAGTGAGCAGACAGATATTTTGCTACATTTAAAGAAAGATCTGTCTGCGTACGCGGAAGAAGTCAAGAAAAGTCTGCCTGCCGATTACACAGCGCTGACCGAAACTGTAGATAAAATCAAAAAATCTATGTCGGCAAAAGGTACAGGCGGCCTGTATACATGGAAAAGCAGAGACGATATTAGTAGTGAATTGAAATATGATGACTATGATAATGTTATATGGAATTTTAAGAGAACAGATGGAAAACTTGGAGCATGGGTAAGCCTTACGGATGCACAGAGTATTGTAAACAAAAAATATAAAGTGTTGATATACAATCCAAATAAGTTTTTTGTAAATGTAAATTTATATTTGACAAGAGACCGTGGTAATTGGACTACGCCGGATTGGGCGAGATGGATTGCGACAGTTATGATACAGCCACAAGAACGGAAAACAGTTACAGTAGATGGAGCGCTTTATGCTGATATAACAGAAGCTTCAATAACAAACGTTGCATCATTAGCACTTCAGATTGTGTCAACTACAGATATTGGAGCAGAAACGCAATTAATATTTTGGAATTTTGAAGATACGACATATAATGGAAGAAATGTGCAACTGAATGCAGTAAATGCAGTAAATGCAGAAAATGCAGTAAATGCAGAAAATGCAGAAAATGCAGTAAATGCAGTAAATGCAGTAAATGCAGAAAATGCAGTAAATGCCGGAGCAATATACGTATCAGATGCAGAAAATGCCGTTGTCAGAAATGATGATGATAAAAAATTTACTGTGACAGCAGAAGATTATGGTTTTATTCATGTGCATAAAAACGAGGGCGAATATAGCACAAAATATCAAGGTATATACCTGAAGGTACCGTTTAAGAGCATAGAAGCATTGGATGGAATATGGACCTTCACAATTCAGGCCCAAAACGGAAGTCTGTATCCAAGTGATAGTACGCACATCTTGCCGGAAGTTATGGACTGGGGAACTAATATTGGAATATTACATAGTGGCGACAATATGAAAACCATTTTTGAAAATTCTACAGCCAGTGAGTATGTTGATAAAGTGAAAAGAAATGGCTTTTTCTACATAAAATTTCTTGCTTATTCAGAAAATACGAAAGAAGTTGATTTTTCTGTACGATTGATTGCTGAAAGAAAAATAAAACCGTTAATATTAGCGCATACAGTAGAGACCGCGCATACAGCAGAGACCGCGCATACAGCAGAGACCGCAGGTTTTCGCTATCCGGATGAAAAAAGGGTTCATACATTCGTTTCGTATGGAGAATATTCTTCGTGGAAGCGGGATGGAGAAAAATATGTGCTTAGTATCGGAAAGTATGATACTTCATTGAGTCAAAAACAGGTTAATCATGTATGGGCGCTGGATATTAAGGAGTTATTTGGTAAAAAAACGAAAATTAGAGTACAAATTCATAATACCAATTATTCAGGAAATCTCTCGACATCATGGGTGTTCACTAACTTCCATATAAGCAAAAACCCGTATTCATGGGGAGTTAACAATATAAAAACATTAAGTGGGCTTGATGTTGGAGCAGTTGACAGTGAAATAGAAATTGACTTGGATGATCTTGAAATCGACAGCAGCACATATGATTCAATATATTTTCTAATGGCAGCGTTTGACTACCATACTACGGAATATGCATATAATCCTGCAACAACAATTACCATAACACCGTATATTATTGACCAAAATAACAAAGTAATAGCAACGGACATGGATGGATTCAACACATCCGATTATTACACTAAGTCGGAAGTTGATGAAAAATTGGGAACCAGCGGAAAGTATATAACTTGCTGGGGGGATTCGCTTACGGCTGGAGGAGGATGGACAACAACACTTGGAAATCTTGCCGGCATGCCAGTGTATAATGGAGGTACAGGTGGTGAATCAGCCAGAACTATAGTGGCAAGGCAGGGAGCGGATGTCATGGAAGTGGATAATCTGACTATTCCTGCAGATACAACAGCTGTTACGATTGCAACAATGGCGTCAGATGGTGGAATAAAAACACAGGAAGGCTACAAAGTAACGCCGTTACTTCAGGGAGGTGCACATGTGAATCCCTGCTATGTGGGAAATATTAAAGGTACGATGAGATGGACAGGTTCCTCGTACGCAGACAGAACAGGAACGTGGACATGGACAAGATCTGAAGCAGGAGAGAGCGTTGTCATTGATAGGCCTACAGCTATCCGTACAGACTTTGATATACACAGAAATGCGCCACATCTTGCGATTATTTATATCGGTCAGAATGGTGGATATAATGATCTGGATGATCTGGTAAGGCAGCACCGACTTATGATCGAGCACGCGAATGCGCAGCATACAATCATATTGGGATTTTCGAGCGGAACCGCTGCAGGAAGATCAGCGTATGAAAGCCGCATGAAAAAAGAATTTGGAAGATATTTTGTGAGCCTGCGCGAATATCTTGCACATCCAATCTACAATGGGACAGAAATGGTATCTTGTTGGGGCTTGGCTGATCAGGGGCTGGAACCTGGTACAAAAGAATATAATGGAACAACTTATGATGCTTTGACTGAAATAGCATCAGGAACAGTACCACATCAGATTTTGGCAGATTCGGTACATTACACAAATGGAACGAAAACGGTGATCGGAAATATGTTATACAAGAAATGTTGCGAGTTGAATATTTTTTGAGAAATCCTTATTCAATGTGTGGTATAATTTCCGTATCAAAAGTACGGGAGGAAAGGTAAATGAGTTGGAAAGAATGGAAACATGATTTAGATGAGGCAAACAAGGCGTATGATTCTGGAAGGATTGAAAGAGAAGTATATGAAACAAGGATTAAATATGCTTTATGCATGATTTATGAAGGGGGAAATGTTGAAATGGCAGAAGGTATTGCCAGAGCCCATGGATATGATATGGAAAAATTATTGGAGAAACATTAAGAGTAGTTTTATACCAACCATCAATACGGTGGTTGGTATTTTTGTGGAGAAAAATATGATAGAGATTCGAGCAGGACCTGAACCGGTCCTATTTTTGTGCAAAAAATTGAGAAAGAAGGATAGAGCAGTGAACGAAATATTAATGCAGACATATACGATAGCACTTCCGGTGCTTCTCGGGTATATCGTCTGGCTCTTAAAAAATCAGAAAAGGGATCGTGATGCGAACAGCAAAGGAACCATGTTGCTGCTCAGAGTCCAGCTGATCGAGTACCACAGCAAGTACACGCAGTTGGGTGATATCCCGTCGTACGCATATCAGAATTTTTGCGAAATGTACGAGGCATATCATGCCTTGGGCGGAAATGGTATGGTAACGAAAATGAAGCAGGAAATTGATGAATTACATATCAAAAAGAAAGGTGATTAATATGGAACAGATTATGAATTATGTAAAACCGGAACTTATCATTGTAGCGATTGCCCTGTACTTCCTGGGCATGGGACTGAAACAGGCGCAGGCTGTAAAGGATAAATATATCCCTCTGATTCTCGGCGGCGTGAGCATTGTACTTTGCGCGATTTGGGTGCTGGCCACCAGTGAGGTGTGCACCGGTCAGCAGGCGGCAATGGCAGTATTTACAGCGGTCACGCAGGGAATCCTTGTGGCGGGTCTTAGTAACTACGTAAACCAGATCATCAAGCAGACACAAAAAACAGAGTGAGGGCGCTGACGGCCGTCCTTTTTTTGCGCCGGCGCAAATCTGCCGGAGAAAGGAAATAGAAATGAAAATTGACAGATCCTATATCAGCGATCAGAACACCTACGCCGAAAACGATCCACGGTGTATCGTGGTACACAATACGGATAATTTCAGAGCAGGTGCAGATGCCCAAACACATGCAGAAGCGCAGCATAATGGTGAGCTGTCCAATATGTCTGCCCACTATTACGTTGATGATGGAGAAACGGCGTACCAGGCAGCACCACACAGCCGCGGATGCTGGCATGTAGGCGTCAATTACGGAGGAACGAATCTGTTTGGAAAATATGGAAACCGTAGCAGCATCGGCGTGGAAATGTGCGTGCAAAAAGGATATGACTATGAGCAGGCCTTCCAGAACACAGCCACGGTCGTCAAAGAGATCATGCGGGAGACCGGCATCCCGGCGAGCCGTGTGTACCGGCATTATGACATTTGCAGCAAACAGTGCCCGAGCCAGATCATGGCGCACGGCGACTGGGATAGATTTAAGCGGCTCATCAGCGGTGCGTCCTCGGACACACCGAAGCAGCCGGAAAAAGGAACATATGAGCCGGGAATCTATAAGATTAATACGGACTTGAACATTCGGGAGAAACCGGATGCCGACAGTCGATGTGTTGGCACGATCAAAGACCGCGGCAGCTACACCGTCACTGAAATCCAGAACACAAGCTGGGGGCGGCTGCTCTCCGGTGCCGGCTGGATCAACTGCAATACTGCATATTGCACGTATGGTGGAGCAGCAGACGCTACCAAAAAGCAGCAGGGCGCTTCCGAAAAGCAGCGGATTGCAGTGGATGGCGTCTGGGGGCCAGAACTGACACGCCGCCTGCAGGAGATCTTCGGGACACCACAGGATGGCAGGATCAGTAATCAGCCAACATCCAATCGAGAATGCTGTGTCGGCATTACAGTTGCTGAGTGGTCCACAAAACTGTCCGGCGGATCAGCTCTGATCAAGGCCATCCAGAAATGGTCGGGGGTAACTGCTGACGGATACATCGGACCACAGACCATCCGCGCGATGCAGCGCAAGCTCGGCACACAGGTTGATGGTGTGATCAGCAATCCATCCGCGATGGTACGCGCCCTGCAGGAATGGTGCAATCGCCAGTAA